AAACAGAGATTTAAGTTTCTTAAAAGCTTCCGTTCCGGGGTTATCAAAAACTGCAGAAGGTAACATGCTTATTTTAAGAGCATATGAAAAAGTACATAACTATAAAAAAGCCATCAATGACGAGCAAGTAAGACTTATTGAAGAAAATCGTGGTATTGCTCCTATGGACTTAGATGCTCAATTATCAAAGTTTGCAAATAAAATGGACGTATTAGGTGAGATAACTAACGACATTGATGCCTATAACAAAAAAGAGGGGTATAGTATAACTACTCCTAATGCTGGAGCAGAAAAACCACCTATAAAAATCAGTGAGGTTATAGAAAGAGAAAGAATAGAGGCGGAACTAGCAGCACAAGCAGCAGGAGGGAATTGATAAAATGTTACCTAAAAATATAAAAGTAGAAATGGGCGATGGTGAAATAATCGAAGTACCCGAAGGTTCTACCGCAGAAGATATGAATAACATTTATAATAGTAGACCGTCTAAATTTGAAATGGAGGACGGTAGTATTGTAACAGCCCCTGCTAATTCTACGGCTCAACAACTTTTTGAACTGTTTGAGACACAAAAGCAAGCGACCGCTACTAATGCTTTCGGACAAGAAATTGATAACCCTATTTATAGTAACACAGAAAGAATGGCGATGGGTGATACATCGCTCATAAATAATAACGCCGTAAGTAAGGCAAAAAACTACGCCACAAACTTACAAGAAACTGCTAAAACAAATTTAGCAAATAGAGTTAATAACTTTTTAAAAGATGTAGCTAGGGCTGATGACCCAAATGACCTGTACTCAACAAATAGCCTACCGTCATCTATAACGCAAGAAGTTGTTGGTGGTGTTTTAGACGTTAGTGGTCAGGTGCTTCAGTCTGTTATAGACGGAATAAGTGTCGCCATACCTGACAACTTAGAAGACGCTGGCAAACAAAAATTTCTTGAGGGTTGGAATGTAGTTTTAAACACAGAAAATGGTCAACGTGGTTTAGAGGCTATTAATAAAGGCGCGAAAGCGTGGAAAGAGTTTGAATTAACTAACCCAAATGCTGCACAGCATATAAGTGCGGCAGTTAATGTTGCCTCTTTATTTGCCCCACGAAGCCCTAAAAACATAAATTATGACACATCACCAACTTGGCTTAATGTCATATCTAATAAATTGGAAGACGCGGCAGGTAATCAAATCACAAACAGAAGAGAAAAACGAGCTGTTCAGCTACTATCCCCTGACAATCTTAAAGAGGCTTATGAGGTAGAAAAAAGAGGTCTTTTTGGTGGAACTCGTAAAGCTGTTTTAAGTCCTTACGAAATGGAAGTTGTAAAAAGATTGGGAGAACTAAACTTTAACCCTAAAAGTTCTAGTATTGTAGTAAGGGATAAGGCGTACAAACAAGCAGAGTTAGAAAAACAAAAACTTGAAAAAGATTTAGAAACTTTGCCCTTTGAACCTATTGACCAACCCTTAGTTATGGCAGGATTAAAAACAAAAATAAAGAACTTAATAGAAAGTAGTGCGGAAGCTAAAACACTTGGCTTTGACAAACATGCGCCAATGTTCATAAATAAACTACAGGAGCTATTAGATAAATATCCTAATACACCGAGGGGTCTTTTAGATGCAAGGCGTGAGTTAGATGAGTGGGCTAGGGATATGAAGGGAAATAAAGCTTTTGATGTTGATGGTGTTCGAGCTGGTTTTAAATCCGTATTGGAAGTTTCGAGAAAACATATAAACGATGAAATATCTATATCTTCTCCGTCTTCTGGTGTTAAAAAGTCTTTGAAAAGTCAAAGTTTGTTGCTGAGTGCTGGCAGTCTTTTAGACGATAAAGTACGAAAAGAGGCAGCAACTGTTTTAGGCAGGGCTATACAAAACGTTAAAAGAACAACTGGCCTATCTATACCAACAACACCCTTAGCTTTGGTAGGTACTATTACGTATGGGGTACACAGTGAAGCTGGTCTTGGGTTAGCAGCTAGTCTTGGTTTGGGTACTGCTGTTTATCTAAGTGGGTCTATGGCATGGAAAGCAGCCGCAAGCCCTAAAACTAAAAAAACATTGGCTTTTGCTATTAGAAATATAGATAAGTCAATAAAAACTATTCAGGCTGCTGGCGGCTATACTGTGGCTACATTAGCTCAAATGAGGGCTGATAGGGCTTACTTACAAGATTTACTACAGTCCTTTCCTACTGACAGTAGTGCCCAACAAGAAAAAGAAAAAGTTGTTGGTGAGGGTGAGGCTAGAATACCTAGCCCCTTGTAACTAACCTTCACATGCTACACATTCACCACTGCTGCCACGTACACCTGCCTCGCTTCTTAGATAATATAGCGATTTTATCCATTTATCTTTGAACGCGAGCTTGTGTATACGGCTAATCTCTGCTTCAGGTACATCACTAGGGAAGAACAAGTTTAGTGATTGTGCCTGACAGATATACTTCTGCCTTGCACTAGCCAGTCTGACTAACACTTCTTGGTTAATCTCAAAGCTAGTCTTGAATACAGCCTTCTCTTCATCAGTTAGCCAATCGACTAGCTGTACTGAACCATTGTCCTTGATAATCTGATTGATTGTCTCGTCACTGTATACTCCCTTAGACTTCATCAGGTCAACCAAGACCGGGTTAATACGGTTAATCTCTCCTGCTGGACTACCCTGTACGAATACGTTCTTATACACTGGCTCAATGCCTTGTGATACAGAACCACATACCAATGCACTAGAGCTATTAGGGGCAATGGCAAGTAGGTGTGTATTGCGTACACCATGACCCTTACACCACTTAGGCTCACCCTTAGCTTTTGCTAACCATTGGCTGGCTTCCTTAGCCTGCTTCTGAATAACCTTGAACATATTCTGGTTCAGGTTGTGTGCTTCAAAACTTTCAATGTCAATCATGTTCTGCTGTAGGTAAGTGTGGAAACCTAGTGTACCTAAGCCTAATGCACGACCATTCTCCGTAAACCGTACAGCGTTTTCCAAACCTTTAATACCACGACCCATCTTAATGAACTCTTCTGCAACACAGTCCAAGAAGATAATGGCATTGTGTACCGCATCAGTATCAGCCCACTCATCGTACTTAGATAAGTTCATACTGCTTAACACACAAGTAAACGTATGAAACTCATCACTGTGTAATGTAATCTCAGTACACAAGTTACTAGCCTTAACTGACAGGCCATGCTCCGCGTACATTGGTGGATTCTGTGCGTTCATCTTATCAATAAAAACGAAGTAGCCCTTACCAGTTACCATCTTAACCTTCATGGCTTTCTGATAGCGAGCTACTGCGTCCTCATCTCCTTCATCGAGGCGGTTAATGAAGGAGTCTGTAACCAACCAACCGAGGTTACAGTCATCTGGGTGATTGGCTAGGTGGTCAGCAATCTCCCAAAAGTCTCCATGTTCTAATTCCACATATCCTGCCCATGCACCTCTTCTAGTATTTCCTTGTGATACATCGCGTGATAGTTGGACAAAATCTCGAAGCACTGGTAGTACTCCAGAAGCCAATCCTCCTCCACTGATAGGAGTGCCTCGTTCTCTAATAGCTCCAAGGTAACTACTAGTTCCGAAGCCATTCTTACTAAGGACTGCAACCTCTTTCTGTGACTCGTAAAACTCATAGACACTATCTCCAATAAAGTTACCACTGCATGATACAGGGCAACCTCTGTTTGTTCCCATGTTAGCAAGTACTGGTGTTGAGCAAGCAAGCCAACCATTCCACATTAGGTTAAAGAACACCTTCTGCCAATGTTCCTTGTCGTACATGTGACTAGCAGCCGTAATGGATATACGCTTGTAGATTGAGTATAGGTCAGGACAGTCTTCAGTTGTGTACTTATCTTTAAGTATCTGCCATGCAGGTGTAGTAACCCACATAGGTAGTTTTCCTTCTTCCTGTAACTGCTTTCTTTCGTCACCTAGTTCTTCGTAAATTGATTTATGCTTTACCACTCTTATATGCCTCTAATGTTTCTGTCTCAAAAAGTTTCTTCAATGGGAGTAGCCACATTCTAGATGCGTTATGGTCACCACCGCTAACTGACCGCTTACCCTTCATTGTCTCAAGAATCTTTCTTAAACTATCCGTTTCAAATACCAATGTTGCAAATATGTCATCGCCTACACAAAGGTTATGGAACCAGTAGTCTGACTCCGTAGCCTCAATGCCAGATGGTTTACCCCAGCTTTCATATTCTATTGCGATGTTACCAGTCTTTATCCACATACCGCGTTCTGACTTAACCTCAATCTTCTTACCCTGTAACATCTCTGCTACAGAGTCTTCCATTGCTTCTCCGTACTCTAGGTCTATGTCAAACTTCTTGCGGTTATCCTTACTGGGTTTCATCGCCTTAGCTACCATGCAAATTTACCTTCCGACCAGTCTCTGGTGTAGTTGTTACCTTGCTTAGTGAAGAAGTCATGTAGTGAACCACTGTTAATGTTCTTGTAGAACCACTGACTAATAGGGTCATACTCTACAGTAAACATAGGAGCTATGTCCAGTTGATTTAAACAAAAGTTTAACCGTGACATAATAAAGTTTTTCATCTGTGTATCAGTGATACCTTTGATGTTACCCTTCTCAAATATCATATCGATAATACGGCTTTCGTGTTCTAAGACTTGAGCGCAGGTGTTCTGTATTTTCTTTACAATCCTAGCGTAATCTTTCTCAGACGGCTTTAGTTCCTCTCTAAGAGTCTTAAACAACCATGCTCCTGCCTCACTATGCAGGTTCTCATCACGTACAGAGAAGTTAATCCCGGCTGTCATGTTCATTAACTTGTTCTTACCTTCAGATTGAAAGTGCTTTAGAAAGGCGAAGTTGCTGTAAAGGATTGCTCCTTCTGTGATACTACCCATTGCAGTAATTAATAACGGGTCATCTACTTTAAACTGACGGTCAATCCATGCCATGCGGTCTTTCAATACTTTGTCATCAGCATAGCTACTGTAAAACTCATCAGTCTTTAAGCCCATTACTTCATTCAGCTTATCGTAGAATGGCGCATGTACGTTCAGTTCAAACATACCAAACACTGATGCCATTCGTTGTATCTCTGGACGCTGAAACGTCTTACGCACGTAGTCCAACCAGTACTCGTTACCTACGTGGAGTTCGTACAGAGTAAATAACTTAAGAACAGTAGTAACGCCATGTAACTCAGCGTCAGATAGATTAGTTTTGAGGTCATGTATATCTTTCTCCATTTCAATTTCTGAGGAAGTCCAGAATATGGACTCTTGCTGCTCACAGTAGTCAATAGCTTTTGGGTAATCTACTGTGTACGTTGTTTTCTTTTCTAATAACTTAGTCGCCGTCATACCAATCTTCGTCCTTAGTTCTGTGTAAAATAATTCCTCTAAGAAACCATTCCATCATAAAAGTTTTCATACTTTCTTCTCGCTCATTGATGAATGTAATAAAACCAATGTACGGTAGCCAGCCACCAAACAGTGGGTAGCCGAAGAAAATAATTGAGCCATCAAAATCATCAATCCTAAATGGCGTACTACTAAATTTGTACTCTTCCATTTTATAATTCCTTTTGTAGCCTTTCATTGTGTAGTTCTACACGGTCTTCAAATCTAATTACTAAATCTTCTGTGTTTATCTCAAGTAGCTCCATGACTGTCTCTTCATCAAGCTGCTCTAGTTTTTCACACAGTTCTGTAAAACTCATAATCTCCTCTACTTCAGAGTAAACAAGGGAGGCTAGTAGGATACTCATCATAAACCTCTAAGATGTTCTTCTCTGTATTGTTGTTTATCGGAGTCACTCAAACCCATGTACTTCTTTAGTTCTCTACATTCGTTGACTGTAAAATATGCAAAGCCTTCTTTGTAGCACCACTGCCCCATACACAATTTACTACCCTTGCGTACTTTCTTATAGGGGTCAGACAGAACGAAGATAAGTTCATGGTCTGGGTAACTTTCTCTTACTGACTTGTACTTCAGGGTATCACCCGAACGAAAGAAACCCTTACACTCTATCAGTACATTATCCTTAACGAAGTCTGGAATGTACTTACGGTGCATGATGTACGGTAAAGAAGCTGGTTCAAACTCAAAACCAAACCCTGCTGTGTTAGTAGCGAAGGTTCTTTCCAAACCACTACGGTACGGGTCTTTCTTTTTATTTTTAGGTTTCATTTAAAATCCATTGGCATCTGTTTGTCACGCTGTAACATCCACAATAGCTGGGTGTTCTGTACTGCGCGGTGATAACCATCCTCAAACTCTTTCTTATATAGTTCGATAATGGTTTTGTCCCAGTCTTTTCTTGGGGTGGTGTCAAGTATCTTACTTGCTTTCTTCTCACCAATGCCACGAATACCAATGATGTTGTCAACCTTATCACCAGTTAGCATCTGTTTGTAGAAAAAGTATTCGCCTTCTTCGGCTGAGACTGTAGCCCATGTACCCTTACCGTAGTTGTAGTGCTTTCCTTCAACCATGAGTAAGTCTTTATCGATAGTGGCTATCACTGTATCTGAAGTCTGTTCTAATGCTACTGCATCGTCAGCTTCCATACCGTCAACCACTTGGGCTGCAAAATTACTGACTAAATAATCTCTTACAAGTTGATAGTGTACTGGTTTGTCAGTACCTTTGCGATTGGCCTTGTAGTCTTCGCGAACTTTGTATCTGAAATTACCCTTACCTGTTAGGTAAATTTTGTAGATGTCTGCTTCTGTTTTATTAATTAGTTGGGTTAGAAAAACTTTACAGGAACGAAGGGTGTGGGATTCAGGGTCAGCCGTAACTAACCCCGTCTCCTTATCCTTCTTCTGACAAGCAAACCCTATCCTGTAAACTATAGGGTCGCCGTCAATTAAGAGTTTCATTAGAACGGAATGTCGTCTGAAAACTCTACGTCTGCACCTGACTCAGCCGCACTTACAACCTTTAGGTCTGGCTTAGACTTTGGGCTTATGCGTTTCTCAAATACGTACCGGGCTAGACCAAACATAGCCTTCTGTGCTGCATTGTTCTCATCATCACAGTCACCTACACAAGCGTCAGTAAACTCCGAAGCTGCTACTGCGTCTTGATACTTCGCAGGGATTGGGGTGATTGAGTCAATGTTATCGTAAGTTCTATCACCAGTTACCTGATGTTTAACAATTACGTTACACGGTGTACCTAGTACTGAATCCCAATCAGCAACCTGTCCATCTTGTGCAGTTGGTTGAAAGGTCTTGAAGTACTTGTACTCATTGCCACGTTCGTCCATCTTCTGAAAGATGTTAAACGGCTTAGTCCACAGTAAGCGTGGGCGCATAGTACCATCAACATTTACAGCGTTACCCATTACTTCAATACCCAATGAGATTTGCTGTGCTGGTGGCTTCTCTTCACCCATGTAGCTGCGTTCCTGTAAGCCTAAGTCGGCCACATAAACTAAGCGTCCTTCGTGTTCACCTTGCGCTAGGTTTGTGTACTCAACAATAGAGTTGGTAGA